ACATCGACACAAGAAGAACTCAAAGCCGTAGACCTTTTATTGACGGCCCACATTTTGAACTTATGGTATAGGAGAAATGACATGAGTGCCCCTGAAAAATCATTACGTCCAAAGAAACGTCCAAAGAAAAAAATGTCTGATATTGATAAAGCGGTCATTGAAGCATTAAACTATGGACGGCCCCCTGGTGTTGCTTACTATGACTCTGAAGGAAAACTTAGATCTCCCGAGCAAGACTTCAAAGATGGTGGTCTTGTAGGGGATCAAGCTGAACTTGATTTAAATAAGAATAACAAAATTGACAAAGGAGATTTTGAAATGATGAACAAAAAATCCAAAGGCATGGCTATGGGCGGTAAGGTTAAGTCCAAAGGCATGGCTATGGGAGGCAAAGTTAAGTCCAAGGGTTACGCCATGGGCGGCAAAGTAAAAGCTAAAGGTATGGCGATGGGTGGTAAAGTTAAGTCCAAGGGTTATGCGATGGGTGGTAAGGTTAATTCCAAGGGACAAGCTATGGGTGGTGCAGGTTTCGGTGCGGCTCGGTCTTCAGGAAAACCTATCATAACCTATTAATGGCTTTTTTACAAAGTAACATCCCGCACTTTAAGTGCTGGGTGCGGCGTGAGTACACACATAATCACACTGCGTACCACGGAGAGTTTTTACATGCGATGGCGATTGGCGTCACCACCATGCCGAACAGATGCCTGAGTTTTCAGGTGATTTTCACTGGCTGCGAAGCGGACATCGAGGGTATACCCAATGTCCACGGCGGAGCAATGTGGGCTCGAATGCCCATTACAGCGTTGGTAGGGGATACTCCGTTTGAGGAGTGGCCCGAGCCTATGCCTGTTCATGCAGCACAACCTTGGGACTGTTCGTCTCGTACACATGCTGTGTATCAGATGGATCGAACCACACCTTGTCCTTGGATGGCGAAGGTAGAAAGTGAGTTCTACCCTGCTAAATACTTGTTTACTGTGGACTATACAGATAGCGAGATTGCAGATGATCCTGCACAACACAAGCAAAGTCACGTTTTAGAACTGCTTGATGCTGGTCGATATACTGGTAACATTGTTGCTTTACCGAACAACAGGGTAAGAGTTACGCATCCTGCTTGGTTTAACACTGGAGAAGGCGCACCAGACTTCAGACCTTCTCAGCATATTCATTACTCAAAGTCTGATTTAGACTATACCCTCGATGTAAACAGGGTTTTTGATAATCTTTATAACGACAGTTCTGAAGAAGAGGTGGAGGATAATCTTTAATGGACCTTGTAGACTTCTCGACATATATGTATAAGCTACTACGAGAGCGCGAACAAGATATTGCAAGTGCTCTTGCTAATGATGTTGCCAAAGATTGGGAGCATTACAAACTCATGGTAGGTGAGATACGGGGCCTGGCCTACGCCCGTGAGGAAATAAAAGCCCTGCTGGAGAGAAACGCAGACGATGTCGAAGACCTTATATCTTCCTGATCACGTTGCGCAGAAAATGAACAAAGACAAAGAGAAGGCTTCGGCTGACTCGTCTGATGTACATAGCGCGTATGTTGACGCCACCGAGAAGGTTTTAGATCCTTCTTTACTAGATAAACCCCTTTTGGAACGACTGCCGCAGCCTACGGGCTGGCGTTTATTGGTGATGCCTTACAAAGGTGCATCCAAGACGCAGGGCGGTTTACATATCCCAGATGAGATTCGAGCTCGTGAGGCCGTGGCTACTGTTGTAGCTTACGTTTTAAAGCTTGGGCCTTTGGCATATAAAGACCCAGACAAGTTTGGACAGGACGCAGCACCTTGGTGCGCGGAAGGTCAGTGGGTTTGCATTGGTAGATATTCAGGATCACGTTTTAGAATTGATGGCGGGGAGGTTCGTATCATTAATGATGACGAAGTTATCGCTACTATTCTTGAGCCTGATGACATCAAGCAAGTTTAGGAGGAACAGATGGCTGAAGAAAAACTAGAGCAAGAAGTCCTTGAAGACGAGGGCGTCGAAGTTGAAGTTGAGGTTAAGGAGGAGGAGTCCTCTAAAACTGAGATACCAGTTGTTACGGAGGAGGTTAAAGAGGAGGAACCTGCACCCGTTGAAACCACAGAGGCTGAAACAACTGAAGATGAGTTAGAAACCTATAGCACCAAAGTCCAGAACAGGATTAAGAAGCTAACGGAGAAGTATCGCAAAGAAGAACGTGACCGTGAGGAAGCTGTTCGGATGGCGCAACAACTCTTAGGTGAAAACCAACAACTTAAAAACCGAATGCAGAATTTAGATAAAGGGTATCTAACCGAATATGGTACACGTTTGGATAGCGAAGTTATAAATGCAAAACGGTTGTACAAAGAGGCTTACGAGGCTGGTGACGCAGACAAAATGATGGAAGCCCAAGAGGCCATGTCAAAAATGTCTATTGAACAAGAGCGTTTGCGAATAGCAAAGCAGCGTTCAGAACAAGTTGAGGTCGAGCAGGGTCAAGCACAAGGCCAGCCTGCGCCACAACAAGCAGCCCAGCAACAAGCTCCTGCCCCAAAACCGGATCCTAAAGCCGAGGCTTGGGCAGAAAAAAATGAATGGTTTGGCAGCGACGAGGTAATGACCTATGCTGCATTTGGTATTCATCGCAAACTGGTTGAAGAAGAAGGAATTGACCCGAGCGCAGAAGAATACTATACTGAAGTTGATCGCAGGATGCGTGTGGAATTTCCACACAAGTTTCAAGCGAAGAAATCGGGCGGAGCACAGGTCGCACCTGCTGGCGCTTCAGCTACCCGCAGTACAGCAAAAACAGGGCGCAGGTCGGTGAAACTGTCACCATCACAAATTGCGATGGCGAAACGTCTGAACGTACCGCTTGAAGAATATGCAAAATATGTGAAGGAGTAATGATATGACTGACAGAAAATCTCGTGAAAGCGAAACTCGCGAAACACAAACGCGCCGTAAACCATGGGCTCCGCCCAGCCGCCTTGAAGCACCTGAAGCCCCTGCGGGCTATGTGCATCGTTGGATTCGAGTTGCAATGCGTGGTGAAGAAGACAAGATGAACGTCAACACCAAGCTGCGCGAAGGATGGGAACCCGTTCGTAAGGACGAGTATCCAGACTATGAAGCTCCCACTATTGACGAAGGTCGATATGAAGGAGTTATCGGACAAGGTGGGCTGATGCTGTGTCGCATACCTGTAGAAACCGCCCAAGAACGATCCGCGTATTACGGGAACCGGACCCGCGAACAAATGGTAGCTGTTGATCAGGACCTAATGAAGGACCAACATCCTTCGATGCCTATTAGTAATAACAGGCAAAGTCGTGTATCTTTCGGAGGCTCACGAAGGGACTCCGAGTAACTTTTGAGGTGCTATTATGGCAAATTCTAACGGATCCTTTGGGCTACGCCCCATTGGGAAAATTGGTCAATCGACCAATTCTACCGGTATGACTGAGTATCGAATTGCATCCGACAACAGTAACCCAATCTTCCAAGGCATGGCGGTAATTCCGTTAGCTGCGGGCGTTATTGACGATCTACAAGCTGCGGCTGGTGGTAACGTCGCTATCGTGGGTGTGTTTGGCGGTTGTGAGTATGTCTCATCTACTACTGGTGAAACTATCTACTCTAACTACTGGCCTGGTTCTGGCGCGGATTCTAATTATCCGGTCAAAGCTTTTCTGTACGACGACCCAAATCAATTGTTTACGATTGCAACATCCAATGTTGTTGCAGGACAGAACACTGAAGCGGAAGTTCGTACATCTGTATTCGCAAACATTGCTTTTGCTACGGGTAACAGTGGTTCTACAACTACTGGTATTTCTTCTGCATCAGCGGATTTGAATACAGTCGCAACCACCAACACATTGGCATTAAGAATTATGGGCATCCAAGATGATCCAGACAATTCTGATTTCACTGCTGCTGGTATTCCACTAATCGTTCGTATAAACAACCACTTCAATGCGCCTACTGGTTCCATTGTAGCGGCAACTGTTTCTACGACCGGCGTATAAGGAGGGTATAGATTATGGCTATTTCTCGCGCACAACTAGCGAAAGAGCTAGAACCCGGCCTGAACGCTTTGTTTGGAATGGAGTATGATCGTTACGAGAACCAACATGCGGAAATATACACAACAGAATCTTCAGATCGTGCATTTGAAGAAGAAGTTATGTTGTCTGGATTTGGTGCGGCTCCTACTAAGTCAGAAGGTTCAGCCGTTAATTTTGACGATGCTAACGAAGCTTACACAGCTCGTTACAACCACGAAACCGTTGCGCTTGCATTCTCAATTACTGAGGAAGCAATCGAGGACAACTTGTATGACCGCCTCGGCAGTCGTTACACACGCGCCCTCGCACGTTCAATGGCCCACTCTAAGCAGGTTAAAGCTGCCGCTGTATTGAACAATGCGTTCACTGCGGGTGCTTCTGCTGGCGGAGACGGGGTTGCACTTTGTGACCTTTCACACCCGCTTACAAACGGTGGAACTTTGGCTAACGAACCATCAACTGCTGCTGATTTAAACGAAACATCTCTTGAAGATGCTTTGATTAACATCGCTGGTTTTGTTGATGAGCGTGGTCTAAAGGTTGCTCTTCGTGGCATGAAGTTGATGATCCCTCGTCAACTGCAATTCGTTGCAGAGCGTTTGATGGTTTCTAACCTTCGCCCTGGCACATCAGACAACGATACTAACGCAATGCGTTCAATGGGGATGTTACCTGAAGGCTATGCCGTCAATGACTTCCTTACTGATCCAGATGCGTTCTTTATCAAAACTGATGCGCCTCGTGGTTTTGTTCACTTTGAGCGGACTCCGCTTTCCACTAACATGGAAGCTGACTTCGACACAGGCAACATGCGCTTTAAAGCTCGTGAGCGTTATAGCTTTGGCTTTAGCGACCCACGTTGTGTGTTTGGTTCACCAGGCGCATAAGTTACCTAGATTTAACCTTTAGCCACCCTATCGGAAGAATCTATTTAAGTTGGAGGCGGTCTTCGGATCGCCTCTTTCTTTTTGTTTAAATATGATATATTGTTTTAGTATCCCTGACAGTTGCATTGGGCGACTGACTTAACCCTGACAGGAGATTCTCATGGGTAATTCTACATTTAGCGGACCAGTACGTTCGCAAAACGGCTTTCAAGTAATTTCTACAAATGCCACCACAGGCGCAGTTACAACTGTAGCAAGCACAGCTTCGACAGGTATTGTTACTAACAAGTATGTAAAGCACGTTGGCTTTGCTACGGGCGTTACAGTAAACACAACAGCGGGTGATAGTCCTGCAATTGGTGAGTTTACACAGCCAGCAAATACAATCATCACTGACATTAAAATATTTTGTGACACATCTCCCGTTATTGGAACAGGTGATATTGGGTACGAAGTTGGCACATCGTCTTCTGGCGCACAAATTGTTGCGGCTCAGACTGATGAAATCCTTGATGGTGGTACAACCGTTGTTGAGCATAACGTCACTGTGACCAGTCTGGTTCTTCAAACACAGGATGGCACAACAGCCCCAGCTTCTGTTCAGTATACAGATACCGCAAGAACTATTTACTGCAACATTACAAATACCGTTGATGCGACAACAGCAGGATCGTTCACATTCATCATTGAGTACGTTCAGATTGCGTAATTATTAATTTGGTGGGGTTAACTCCCCACCTATAATTTATAGGAGATTAATATGGC